GTACGCTTGCGCTCTAAAAAAACGCCCTGTGAGCGTGAACCCTTGCTTGAATTACACGGCTTGCAACAGCTGACCATGTTGCTCATCTCGATGGCTAACTCTGGTGCTTTGCTAACTGGAATGATGTGATCGATGGTCATGTCCTTGCCCTCGTATCCACAGTAGAAGCAAGTCCAACCGTCCTCAGCTAACTTACGCAATCGTACTTCTTTGTACTTCCTCGATAGTCTAGGGTCATTGCGCTTGCTACTCAATGCCAACCTACTTTCAACCAATGAGACCATGCCTTGCATGTATCACCACTGTATCTATGATCTATATATTTAAGTCCATAGTGTATCTGCTCAATGGCAGACTTATCAGCTATAAGCGCGTTCTTTAACTGTGGTATTCCATAGGTATGGTACTTACCATTGAGGTTGCCTATTGCATAAGGATTAAAGGCAGACTCTTTACCGTAAAGTCTAATAAGGCAAACAGCTTCTCTTTTATCTAACGTCAAACGAATATAATCTTTAGGTTTAATAGCTTCTATTGAGCCACTTGATGCGTGACTCATAGGCAAGCATAGAGATATCCCAATAACGATGGCTACCAAGCGAGCTATCCGTTTAGCGGCTCGCCTTGAGCCCCTGAGGGCTCTAGCCCAGAGTGTACCGCGCCTGTCAAGCATGTGGATAACATGGGCGTGGCGTAAGCGTGCTTTAACCTTTTGTGCAAAGTTATCCACAGGCTGTGCATAACTATCTAACCTTGCTAATCCCTGCCAAAGCTTCAACATTCTCAGCTCCTAACGCCCACATTGAGCATCTCCATCTGTGTTTGATTGACTCGCCATTGCGATTAACGAACGCCATATTTGCTGGTAGATAGGTAACGGCCGCATTGCTACTCCACAGCTCATTGACCCATTTGCCATTGCTAGACAACGGCACAAGACACACGCCATTGCCGTGTTCAAGGAACTTATTGATCCATGGAGTAATCTTCGAGAATGGCGGATTCATCCAAACTCGACCTTCCCATGGCTGAAGCAGACCATTGTCAGCCTCTGTGTAAAACCTGTCAGCAGGAACAGATACTTGCGTACGATCTATGGGTGCAGCTACATCCAAGTCAAACCTAAGCCCCATAGCATCGAATACCCATTGCGGCGTATAGCACTCATCATTCTTTGGTCTTTCCATAGCCCTTACCTCGAATCTGTAGTGTAGAATCCCGTACCCTTGAAATGTGCAGGGACTGAGCTGTAAATCTTGCGCATACTCGACCCGCAGAACGGGCAATCAACATCGTGAGGTTCATTTATCTTTAACTCCTTGTCATATCTGGCGTTAGCCTCGCATAACTCGTTATCACATTCGAACTCATAAATCGGCATTACTTGCACGTCCTACATGGCACATTGACCAACTTCCACGATCCGCATTGTGCGCATCTTTCAGGCTCTAATTGTACCGAATCTGTCTGTATATCACCGTAAATTGGTAGCAATAGTTGAATCAGGTCTTGAAATCGCATGAAAGCAAGATACTGAGAAGCATCTTCACCCTGTCCATTCATACGACACACCACGGCACTTAGCTCTTTGCCTTGTGACCTCTTCTCGACCTGCTTCAACCATGCTAGGGGCTGGAAATCTGTTCTAGCTTTGACTTCGATGTCGAACGGGACACCATGAATGTCTTTCCCAGCCCCACGACCGATGCTTGCGCTTCTCCACCATTGCGATAAGTAGGCTGCAACTACTCGCTCAGTACGAAAGCCTCGATCCTTTCTGTGTCGTGTCATGCACGCCCAGCAGAATTAACTACGCCACATTTACACGTCCATGATTGCTGAATGTAGCGTTGTTTGATTTGTTGAATACTTGGGTGCTCATTGCACCCTTGGCAGATAATGGCATAACCCATATCTTGTAGAATCTGCGCAGAAGCTCTTATGTGCTCCATTGCTTCATCATCTGGAAATTGCTCATATTCATTATCTTGATTCATGAAATATAACTTACCCACGTTTCACCTGTGGCTTCCAAGTGCCGTCCTTTGATATCTCATACCAGTTAGGATCACACTTCTCTTTGGAGTTTAATAGAACGCCGTTATAAGCACCTGAGCAATACCAAGCACCGTATGGCTTACCAGCTTTGCTCGTCCCAGTTCGCCACACTCTCGCTCCATGGACACAGGATTCTTCCACCATTGTGCCACCAAGAACCTGCTTGACCGTCTCGACTGCTTGCTCTGCTGTCGCTACTGGTGCTGCTTCCCACGTTGTCCATGGATCATCTGCCTTTGCTACTGGAACATATTGTTGTGAAGTATCTGCCATCTTAACCTTTACTTCTTCGATGTTAGCCTTTACTACAGCAAGTTTAGCGACTTTGCCCATTTCTTCGCGTGAAGCGCGCTTTCCCTTTGTCGCATATCCTGCGTTAGCCAACGCTCTGCCAATAGCTGAAGTCTCACAATTCTCCAAGGCACTCGTAGCATTAACTCCCCTACCTTGTACGGTTTCTTCTGCGAGACCCGTTGTCCAAGGGCGAACGTCTGCCTCTGTACGATAGATAAGAGCCTTAACAATAAAACGGCTAGCGGTTGCTTCAACCACCTCTGTATGAATCTGACCATCTGGGTGATCCTTCCAAAACTTAATTAAGCGTTCTTCGACTGTCTCGTAATCGTCTAGATTAAACATATAGATCATTTTCCTCTGTATGTAATTGCCCTGCTATAGCAACGTACGCAGTGAGGTCGATGTAAGTGTCTGATTTTGCAGTTTCCATACTTCTTGCGATTTTGACCAGTGCCATACACATCGCCACTTGATAATCTGTAATTGGCATTTCGAGGTATGAGCTCCATAGTGCGGCTGTGCGCTGCATATTGTCGCTAGGGTGACCGTAATCAAGTCCTCGGTCTTGGATAGTAGCTCTCGCTTCGTTGAGGTAGTCACGGGCATTCATCGACCCACCTGCTCTAGCTGACGCTGTGTCTTTCTGTAGGCGATACGCCCTGCAATCTTGCCGTGTTCGTATCCCTTTGAGTAGCCAATGAGGAAGCCAGTAAATGCACCGACTAGCCCCATCAAGACAAGTGCTTGATCTGTGTTCATGCTGATACCTCACACTTGCAGAATAGATTCTCTGCCTCAAACTCCATGCAATCTCCGCCTGCTAATACAACGCCACATGGATTCTGTGCGTGCCAGCGTAGAGCTGATGGATAGGTTGCCTTGTCACAAGTGTTACAGAAGATTACTTCTGCACTTTGCATTGTTGTCATTTTAAGCCCTTCTGTACCCGTATTTCGTGTACGGCAGAAGTATTACATCAGATGCAGGAGACACCAGCTCTATTTAGATAACGAAATGGTAACGTTTCTGCATCGTCCATGTGGTCGTCAATGTCGCTGCCAATATCAACGTCTAGGTCGTCCATATACCTTGCCTTGGACAATGAACGTGCCGTTCTTCTCAATGTGGATAATGTCCACCTGCACGTTAGAACCCTTGACATACATGATGGCAAAGGCTTGCTGCCAATTAGCCGTTCCCTTGACGTATCCAGCCTGTCTAAAGTCCATGAGATTACCTACCTCAACCCCATGTAGAACACGCCCTATACGGCCTCCAGAGGCTTCTGTGAAGGCGCTACGCCCTGCCCTGTGAGTATGTCCTGAGATGACGTTCTTGCCATGCCTACGGGCTGCTTCAAGGGCTGAGAGACCGCCTAGTTGCTTGATGGGCGTATGGTCGCCATGGACTGCAATCCAGTTAGGAGCAATAGCCATTGGGTTCTTGTGGAAGGTTATGCCTAGTTCATCGAACTTCATAAATTTCTCAAAGCGCAGTTCTGGAAGGCTCAAGAAGCTAGGAATCTTCTTCATAATTATGTTGTAGAGACGGTCTGTGTGATTGGATCGTATGCAATCTGTGACGCCTAACTCCCAGAGAAGCTGCACACATTGGTCGCGGTCATCGCCAAGGGTCTGCTCGTAGGCTTGAGGCGTACCTTCCGACCACTTGCTTATAGTCTGGAAGTCAATCTCGTCACCTATGGTAACTGTTTGGTCTGGCTTAAAGGTCTTGAGGAATCGTGCTATGTTCTGAGTAACATGCACGTCCTCGAAAGGCACTTGCAAGTCGCTCAGGATTACGATTTTCTTCATCAGTCCTCGTCATCGTCCTCGTAGGGATTACCCGATATTTTCTCGATGGGTTTGGCTGGCAGAATCCAGTCAGGATAGGACTCACGATCTAAGAGAAGCCAGAAAGCCATATCAGTAGAGAAGCCAGCCTTGCGCAGACTGGTGTAATAAACGTGCAGAGCAATGCAATACTGGTCTAAAGCTGAATACACATCTAGGTCTATGACCTTTTTGGTTCTTGCCATGTCAATAATTATCGGTCAAGAAGTATGTTGTAAATCTCATCGACACGCGAATTTAGACGCTTTATTTCAGAGAGTAAATGAGTAATGACATACCCAGATAGTCCACCGATTATGCCAAGGGTGGCAATGTAAAGAGTGAAGAAGTCCTGTTGTGTCATTCTTTATGATCCACAGCATCGACAGCAGCTTCTACTGCATCGGCAACAATGTCACCGACTGCCTTCTTAGCGCGATAAGCCTTAAGAGCTGCGCGGATTGCTGGAATACAGGCAAGCCCAATACCTGCATAAATGAGTTCTTTCATTACTTGCCTCCTAGCATCGGGATATTAAAGAACGAACTGTCTGCATCGCCAACCTTGGTAAACGACACATGGCAATGATGATTGTGCTTGTTAATCCCATCATAAGGACGCCAAGCCCAAGACTTCTTACTCGATGCAATTCTGCCGTTGAAGATGATATAGCTGATGCGCTTATCAGACTTTGCACAGAGTCGTATCTGATCCGCAAGGTCAGGCATGAGGTCAGGCTTTGCCTTTCCAGATAAATCCCTGTCAATATCAATGGCTCGGACGATACCCTGTTCATCAGGATTGTGGTCAGAAGGACGTGCCTGATGACGAGTGTCGCCAATCCAGCCGTCTGAGGTGCGATCTCTATCTGGGAAACTATCATCGACTTGAAGCCTTAACTGTTGCCCTGCTTTGCATAATTTAGGGGTCACGCTAGTAGGAGTTTCGCTTCGTCTGCTGTAATGCCTAGCTTCTCAAGAAGTGCAGCCTTAGCAGTTGCATCAGCCTCAGCCTTAGCATCTTCTTCAGCCTTCTTCTCAGCTGCTAACTCTGCCTGATAAGCAAGTTCAGCAACTTCAGCGTCTGTGAGTTCAATGATTGACTCAACGCCTGTCTCGCAGTTTATTTCGATTCGTGTTGGATTAGGCATTTTTTACTCCATATAGGTAGGCGGTTGAGTATTGCATAAAGTTATCGCTTGAAAGTGATAAGAGTTTCACTGAGGTAATAGCGGCTGTATTAGACCAAAGACCTGCAACTAGATAAGCCTCTGCGCCTGTCGCGTTTGTCTCTGTTACTGCGTCCCACGAAACAGATTTATATGTGCTTCCTGCATAATTAGGAATGTAGATAAATGAATTGCCAAATGTATTAGCAGTAGCAGTATTAGCTGGAGATGCAGCAAATAAATAGGAAGCACTTGAACTACTGACGGCTGCGCTGCCAGTTCCTTGTAGGTAGCGACAGGATAAATTGGCACTTGATCCGTTAAACTCAATGCGTGTATTAGATACTAATTCTGAACGAGATTGACGAGCAGATAGATATATTGCTAAATCTGTATAAGTGCTGGGAATACTTGTGAAGTCAATACTAGAAGCCCCACCAGAACCGACAGTAGAAGAAGCGATAAGTTCAAAGGTGTTTGCCATTATGCCGCCGCAATTCCGTAGAGGGTAAGAGTGAAGCCAGCCGCAAAGTTTTCGCTAGGGTCTGGAAATACTTTGATTTCGTTAATAGCCGCAGTATTGCGCCATAGATTGACCAACGCTTCTGTTGCTGGATAAGTACCGCTTGCTACGTTAGCCCTAGAGATAATGGTCTTATACGTTGTGGTATTCGAGTAATTCATAAAGTTCACGATGTAGTTGCTTATCTGGCTTGAACTGTTAGGAAGTCCAGAAGCATCTGAAAGAAAAGCGCGAGTAACGCTTGTACGCCGTCCGCTTGATGCGGTTGTTCCGTTACCTGACAAGCGAGTTGTTGAGTAGTTTGTTCCTGTATCGCCATTGACTTGGCATACGAACACGTTGCCATCTACCGATGCGCCATAGCCACTACAGATAAGAACTAGGTCTGTGTATGTAGAAGGAATTGAACTGAAAGTATAAGAAGCGGTTGTGCTACCAATAGTAGTAGTCGCAATCGGGGTATAAGTTGATCCTGCTGCCATTTTATCCCTTTATCCCGTAGAGTGCGAATGATGAGTATTGACCAATTCCAGCAGTTGAGCCGTTAGGATAAAAAATAGAAACTTTGGTTATTGCTTCAGGTGTCTTAAACCATAAACCCGATTGGAATACGACATAACCTGCGCCATTGGTATCTTGTCCATCTAAAATTCTCACAGTCTTATTTTTTGTTGTAGATGTGTAATCCAAAATATCAGTCACGCTTGCACCAAAGACGTTGGCTGTGCTGCCTGAACCTACAATTTGCATACCTATGATTTGTGATTGGGTTGCAGTTCCGGAAGCAGTCGCAGCCGAACCTGAACCAAGCAGCATATGGTAAGCGTAGTTATTCGCAGAATCATCGTTAAATCGAATTCTTACTTGGTCATTACTTGTAGTGCTTGCGCTGCCGCGCATAATGCCGCGTATCTGTAAATGCTTGAAAGTTTGCGGGATGCTAGTGAAGTCAATGGATGCAGCATTACCCGAACCAACTGTTACAGTAGCAATAGACTCGTAACTGGTCGTAGAAGCGGCAACGCCCCCAGCCAATAGCCCTGAGATTATGTTAAGCAATCGCGCCCACCACATACCAAGTATCTGTTGCAGTCTTAATGCAAACCGCTGTCTTGTATTGAGCCAAGGTTGGAGAAGCTGCAACTGCACCTGCTGAGAGGACTGTGGTTGTGCCTGAAGTAGTTGCTGAGATTGTGCAAGTTCCTGCGCCTTTGTTGAGGATAGTTATGGCAGTCCCCACGGGATAAGCCACGCTAGCGTTGGTAGGAATCTTGAAGGCAATCGCTGTCGCCTTGTTCATAGGCTGTAGGACTTGGTACTGATCCGCTAGGACTGCTGTGTAGTCAGTTGTCGCGTCACTATTGACGGTAAAGGTCACTAGACCGTTCACGGTTGCGGCTGTTAATACATCGCCTGTTGCTGCTGGTAGTCCTGATGCCATTTTATCTCCTAGTAACCCAATGTATTAGTGCCGATTATACCGTAATACGAGCTTCCAACGATGAAGCCATCGGCTATTGGCTCAAGCGTTGTAATATTAACTGTCATCTTGTTTGGCGTGATTGACCAATTAACCCCTTGGAATTGCAGGTTCTTAACGATGGTCGAACCATCTGGCTGAATGTTGGTTATCAGCAAGTTTGAGAAGTAGTCCAGTCCGAGCATTGTGTCAGTTGGAACTGCTGGGTCTAGTAAATCGACTGTGAGTTCATCGATTCTTATAGAAGTTTCTTGCCTCGTGGCGATGTATTCCTTGGCTATATTGGAGACAATGGTATCTGTCTCAGCTACAAGGTCTGTCTGGGTAATGCTGTGAGGAAAGTATTTATCGATTGAGGTTTGATTAGTAGCAACCTGAACCGTGCCACCCACGCGTCCTAGATTGGCTTGGTTAATGATGAGTTTGTCATCAAAGGCGTACTTGAGGTTCTTGTAGGGAATCCCACCAGTTTGATTGAAGGCTGTAGGGGAAGTGGCTAGGGAAGCCATTACCTGCGCCCTAGACTTAAACACGGCTGTGCCAGAGGTGTCCATATAGAACGCACCTGTCTCAGAGAACTCTGCGTTCTTGATGGCTGCAAGGCTTGTGCGGTTGGTTGCAGGATCAGCAATGCAAGTGTTAGCCCCAGTAGCGATTGTGCGCATCGAGCTAGGGAATGAGACTTGATTGAGTATCTTGCCTATGCGTGTGCCTGTGTCCTGCCCTGCGCCTGAATCTGTGATGGTGCTGACGTTAGCCATGTTAAAGAGGCGAAAGGCATCTTGGCAGACAATATCGACATAACCAGTATCTTGATTAACTGGGTAGGTATAACGATACTCGATGGCATAACCTGAGAATAGATACTTCTGTGTGGTGCTAGTCGTTGCAGAGACACGCAGTTTGCGTAGTGGTACAAGTTTGCCGTAGTAAGGGCTTGACGTGTTCTGTGGGTTAAAGTAGCTGAGAGGGTCTAGGACTCGAACTGTGCATTGTCCTGCCTCGTACTGGTCGCGCTGGATATTGCGCCCACGGGTAATGCTAATCTCATAGACATTGGGAGTGAGATCGACTGTAGGTTCTGGCGAACTAGAGTCGCCTAGAGTGTTTGTACCTAAAATTCCGTATTTAGCATCGCCAATAACGAAACCGTTATAGCCGAATGTCGCGCCGTTGGTAAAGTCAAAGGAAACGGCTATCTGCGCTGGAAGTGCCATTAGCTGAACATACCTGCGATTCTACCAATCTGAGATGGTGAACCTGAAAGGCTAGAGAGCTGCGCTCCTGCTAGGACTTGGTTGATAAGTTCTTGTTCCTTGATGACGTTGCCCTGCAC